TTGGGGATCATTATTCAATGCACAAAAAGGATTTGGTGCTAGACCATATGAATATTACCATTGGATATTGTGGTTGATTAGAAATAATATTGTAAATTATTCTAGTCTATCAACTTTAGATTTAGACACAAATAACGTAGATAAATTAAAACTTATATTAGATTACGCTAATAAAGAATCTATTATTAAACCACATATTGCTTTAGATTAAGTTGCAAACGGATAGGCAATATTGTCATATAACTTCTTACATATAAAATAAGAATCTATAATATCAGATACTGGACTACACACTGCTTTTTTATCTGGTGCAATTACATCTTTAACCGGAAATCCTGTTTCAAGTAGAAATGATTTATACATAACCTGTTTATCTGAATTTCCTTTTCCGGTTGCATACTTTTTAATTTCTTGTGGTGGAAATATAGTCAGAGGAGTTCCGGCCTGATATATTTTATACTTAAGAACCCCAGTATTTTCTGCAATATTAAATACACGACCTGTTGAGTTAAACGAATATCCTTCTAGGGCAATCTGTTCAACACCTATAAGAATTTCCATTGCCCAGTCTGCTATAGTTTCATAGCGTTCCATATCTGTGTTATAATCAAGAAATCTTTCTCCGAATATGTTTTGAACCTGTATATCTGTATATTTTTTAATGTCTGTAAGGTAATAAAAAGTACAGTGTTTAAAAGAAAATAGTGTTCCGTTGAAAACGCAAATACACGGACCACATAAAGAATAATCTATTCCTGCTATTAGCATACAGGTATTTATTAAAATCCAAATGAGCGTGCAAGCAGAATTCCTATAAGAAATCCACACACAGATAGTATAACACGATTTACGTTATTGATTTTCATCTAACACCTGTTCAATCCAGTTTTGTTGTAGATCTACTCGTAGTGCAGAGCATTCAAATACTCCATCTTCACATATAGAAAAACTACTAATAACTCCAACAAGTTTACCTTTACTTTCAAACACAGCACCACCAGAATCTCCAAACCAAATAAATGCTCCTTTAAGCGGCAAGAATTTTATGTATAGGGGTTCTTCTATCAAGGTTCCGTAATAGAAGAATGTTCTATTATTACTGAATTTTTTTACTTTATGACTAAAACCAACAGTAACAAGACTCTCTAATCTTGTTAGGTCTCCTATATTCTTTGATATTTCTGCTGGTTTAACGCTTGGTTCTGATTGTAATATTAGAATAGCAATATCGTAAACAATTTCACCTTTAATAATATATTTTGGATGCATTATAGTTTTTATAACTCGGTATTCTGCACCACAAATTTTAAATCCAGTTACCTTTTCGTCTGCTGCAACATGTCCTGCTGTAAGAACTGCATTTGCGGCTATAAGAGTTCCACTTCCTATAATTCTTTCTTCTTCGTATATCGAGCCCACACAACTATAGGGATCTTCCTCACCCTCATGGATAACAGTGAATCCAGCGAATTCCTGTTTTTCGGGTGGGTTTAGTATGTCCAGTATAGAGGGTGGGGTTTTTTCTTGGGCATCTTCAGATGCGGGTGCAACTGTGCAAGATGTTATTGCAAGGCATAGACCCAGAACTAATGGGAGTCTAAACATGCTACTATTATTTATAATAGATTTCTATTAATAAATAAAAAAATCTAGATTTTTAATCTAGATTCTTTATTGGCTCTCACGGCATGGAAGTTTAGTTCGTTAAATCCACCAATTCGCAACTATTACCGCCACAGGCAAGTTGTTGTGAACCTGTTGTGGAATCAACCTTTTCATAGTTTTTAAGCAGACTCCAATCAATTTTTAAAGGCATTTTCAACAAAAATGCTTCATATTCCTCTTTTGAACAGTCTTGGTACGGTGCTTGGCGATAGGAATGGTTTGAGTGTGGAAGGAAAGAAATACCACTAACCTCATCAAAATGCTTGTATACCCAAGCACCTACCTCCATCCACTCTTCTTCTCGTACAGTAACTGTAATGGATGGCTTATGTTCACACCAGTGTCTTTGATAGGTTAACCACATTTCCAACTGCTCTATGGCCGTCATAGTATCTCTAGTTACTGATCCAGGGGCTTTCATTGGGAAAGAAAACACCATAACATTATCCGGTTTTGTTACATCCGGTTCTGCTGGAAATCCTGAATCAATCATCAGTTGACAGAGAGGATCTTTACGGTCTGCACGAACTGTGCGAATATAATATTCACTGTGTCGTGCATGAATACCACTAGCGGCATCCACAAGTTGTGAAACTGTGCCAGACGGTTTCACACAGGTAACAGCAGCCGCTGGATTAATACCCAACTTCTTTGCCCATTCTGTATTTGTAGTTACACCCATTCGTTTAAGTTCTTCTAACACAACATCCAAGCCGTCTTTGCTGTACATCAATTTATTATCCATGATGCCTGTAAGAGAAACACCAAGTAATGCTTCCTCTTCGCAATTTTTTGTAAAATCGCTTGACAGGTATGGAAAATATGTTAATGATGCCTGAAAGGTTCCTAGAATAGTAGCCAGTTTAACTTTTCGCATCAATGATTCGTATGTGTCGTCTGCCCTCACAATAACTTCTGTAAGATTACAGAACTGACGATCACGAAGAATAATTTCACTACACGGATTAGTACCAAACTGATATGTTGCATCACGACGATCACCCAATTTTGCTGTTTGTTTTTGGGCAGCATCACGATTAAAGATGCCACGCTCACCACTCTTTGATTTATAGAGAGAGACCCACTCTTCCATGAATGTTCCAATTTCAGGACACTCATTGTAGCACACAGAATTATTTGCCAATGCTCGTTGTGGATTGGCTTCCCACCATGCACCCATCTTTGCATCACGCATTTTTTCATCTGTTAGATTTGAAAGAGAGATAAGTGCAGAACGACGAACTCCACCAACAACTACAACTTCCGCAATCTTACAGACAATGTCGTGACACTCAATAGAGGATAGTTTACGACCAGCCGCAGTTTTAAATGTTTCAATAGTGAATTTAAATAGATCTTCTAAAGGTCGCGGACCACTTGCACGACCACCAAATACCTTTAACCTTGCACCGTAAGGACGAACTTTTGAAGTGTCCCACTTAGGAATCTGTCCGCCAATTAACAAGGAGACCAGTTCTTTATACGACTTTGCCCAACCTGCTTTAGAATCCTGAACCATAATTGTTGTATCAGTTTCAGTAAACTGTTCAGCAATAGTGGGAAGTTTATCTGTGTATTGGCGTTCAACACTAAAACCAACACCAGTACCACACATGAGAATATAGAGAATTTCATCAAATGCTCTCACACGATTCACAGCAACATAGGAACAATTGTATCCTGCTGTATTATCTCGTTCAAGTGCTTCACCTGCTGTCATCAATGCTCGCATTGAAGGCATGATCTGAAGATTTAAAACTGCTTGACGAAGTTCTTCACGAGTTTCTTTGTCTAATTTACACTTTGTGTTTTGTTTTAGATGTGTATCAAAGAATTTAAAATAACGGTTTACCGTTTCTTCCCATGTTTCTCTGCGATTTTCGTTTTCAAGCCAGCGGCTGTAACGAGATAAATGAATGAATTCTTGATAGGACGTTGGTAATTGCATAATAAATTTCTCCTGAAGCGGTAATGTAACCTATGATTGTGTTTTGTCAAGTATGTAGTTAGAAAGTTCCACCATCTAATGGCTGATCTAATTCCACAACATCTCCAATAGTTATTTCTGCTCCATTGGAATAAGTTGCAACAAGTTCGCCATTAGTATTTAAAGAAAGATTTGTAATGTAATTTATTGTAGGAGGATTTGGTGTTGGTGGTGCTTCTTCTGTTGGTGGGGCTTCTTCTGTTGTTGTACTAGAATTAATATTTACTGTAAGTTTGTTTCCATCTTTACTTACAGTAACACCACTACCTGTAAAATTAATAGACTTTACAACATTTACATATCGTTCACCGTCTTTATAAATTGCAACATTACTTCCACCACCACCTTGAGCACTAAAAGAATTTTTTAAATTTGCGTTTAAGTCATCAAAATATTTCTGTTCAATTTTTAAATGTTTTTTATCTGCCTCGTAATTTAATGGATACTCAACAGAAACAATTCCTGATTCTCCTGCCTCACCCCTTTCACCATTAATTCCATCTTTTCCGTTTACACCCGATATTCCCGGTTCACCCGTTTCACCGTTTTTGCCGTCTTCACCAGGAAGGCCCGGTAAGCCCGGTATCCCCTGTTCGCCTTTTTCTCCCAATAATCCCTGTATACCTTGTGAACCATCCAATCCATCTTTTCCCGATAAGCCCTGTATTCCTTGTAATCCTTGTTCACCTGTATCTCCTTTGTCGCCTTTAATACCCTGTTCACCTGTATCTCCCTTGACACCCTGTTCTCCCCTATCTCCTTTATCACCCTTTGGACCTACAGGACCATCTACACCCTGTAAACCCTTGTCACCAGTCCATCCTGTATGACCTGTTTCTCCCCTATCTCCCTTATCACCCTTTTCACCAGGAACACCCTGTATTCCTTGCTCTCCACGACCACCAGGATTGCCTATGGGACCTTGTAGACCCAAATCCCCACGATCACCCTGTTCTCCCTGTATAGTTTCAATTACAGGAGTAATTTCTCTAATTTTTGCCCTTTTTAGAATAATAACAGGCTCATAGTAATTCTCAAAAAACAAGCCAATATTTGTCTTTTTACCGTTTATAAGTATAACTCTTCCTGATGGGTCAGAAAGATAGGTTTCACCGATTCCGTTTGTGTTATAGACTTGATCGGGTTTGCTGTCGTTTATAACAGTAAAAATGGTGTCTGGTTCATAGATGTGTAATTGCTTATGGAGCTTTAGTTTAGAACCATATTCAAACAACATATTAGGATCGGTTAATCCCTTTTGTTCTTGTTGTTTTTGTTTGTTGATTATATATTTTGAAATATTATCCAAACCCATCACCTATTTATAAAGTAGTCAAACACTTCCAAGATTCAGGAAAAAGACCGGAAACAACTGTTCCAATGGCTTCTGCATATTGTCTCACTTCCCATTGAGCGTGAGCATCTATACGTTGTTTATAGATTCGTGCATAGGCTGATAGACTTCCAGTCCACCACCATTCAGTATAAGTTCCTTGCGGAAGAATTGCTCTAGCCTGTTCAGGTGCAACACCTTGTTCTAGTAATTTATTATATGTACTCACTGAATCAAGAGCAGTTAAGGTGTAAAGAATTTCAAGATGTTCTGTATTTTCTATAAAATCACCACTTCCTTGTTTTGCGTTACCTGTTGGACCGTATCTCCATGTAGGAACATAAAACTCTGGTTTAGATTTCACATATCTTCTAGAGATTTCATTTTCAACCATACCAACCTTGTGTTTAAACAACTGTGTGCGAACAAAGATTGGAGCCTTGATTCGTAGAGTAATTTGAGGATGGGCAAATGGTGTCCAGTGTTGATGTTTTCCTAGATAATTAATTAATTTTTTATCTTTTTCGGATAAAACATGAAGATCACTTTCGTGAAATGCGGATTCAGTATCAGTTAATCTTTGCTTTGCCTCTTGGTCTACATCCCATTCGCTTTCTTGATTAAAAGAAACTCTTGCTGCATTAACTACAGTAAGATCTGACCCCATCGAAGAAATATATTCAACATGACCAAGGTCTAAAACCGTTATTTTATTTTGTGTCATCTTCATCATCATTATCATTCAACCATTCTGGAGAATCATCTTCCACTTTATAATCATTAATATCAAAACTAGGAAATTCCGCATCTTTTTCTATATCTAATACACCAGGAGTATTTTTAAAATCATCATCTTCATCAAGGTGAACAATCTCAAAATCTTCAATGGCTAATCCAACCTCATCACCCGCATGATTTGATGCTTCGTCGTAAACGTCTGGATGATTATCTTTAACATATTCTAAAAATAGAAACAGAAATTTAACCACTGGATTATCCGATTCAAAATTATAATCTTCAAATTCTTCGTTTTCGTCATTTTTCATTTATTTACTACCTCTGTATATTTGTATGAATTATTTTCAATTAATTGACCTATTGATTGTATTGTATAATTTTCGTTTATTAAATCTTGAATAGTTTTATTGGCTATGTGATTAGGAAATTTAAAATATTTTATGCTTGGAATTTCTAGTGCATCGTAGATAATAGGGTTCTTTCCATTTGGGGGACCAATACATAAGTTTGGTATTGTAAATCCAATCACAATAACATTATTAAAATAATCAGAAAAATAAGGAAAATGTTCAGTTATGTCTAAAATATTTGATGCAACACAATTATTTATAAAAAATGTATCAAAAAAATTATTGGAAACATATACAGTATTATTTATATTAACATTTTCAATATTATAAAAATTTATTTCTGATTCATTATTAGAATTAAAAAAAATATTTAATTCTTCAGGATATAAATTTTCAAATAATGTATTATCGTTGGGATCATTAAAATAATTTAATAAATATTGTCTAGGTGTTATGTCAAATTTAAGAGTATTTTCGTAAATACTGTATCCATAAAGACCAACAATTTCATTTAATATATTTTTAATAGGAAATATAATTCTATTATCATATATTTCTCTTAATTGTAACTTTTCAAGATTTTTTAAAAGAAAAAAATTAGTATTTTTATCTAGTTCTAAAATATATTTTTTATTATACTCCAACCACATAGGATAAAAATTATTAGAATAATATAATTTATTCATATCATCATCTGATAGTTTTTTTGATTTTAGAAATAGTTTAGCAGGATGATCAACAGCAAGATCTTTTATTTTTATAAAATCTTTTAATATCCACGCATTAGTAATTTTAATTTCTTCATCAGTCATATCAAATCTTTTTCCATTTGCTAAATCTTAATTTAGATGTTATACCACTACACGTATTATCTTTAACCATAGTATTTATCTTTTCCTTGCTGTAACCATCCATAATCATTTCGTTAATATCTTTGTATTTTAGATTTTCAGGCCATATAACAATTTTACAATCCTTTTCAATCAGTTTCTCGTAAACCGCAACAACTTCCTTGTTTCTTGGCTCGTTGTCAAGAACGTAGACAAAATCACTAAAATAATTTGTTAGATTGTTTCCCTTACTGATACCGCATATAGCAACAGAATTTTCAATAAAGATAGAATCAATTGGACCTTCTAGGAC